CCGGATCGTCAATCTTGCCATCCCGGACGCCGCGGGCATATTCCAGTTTATCAGCAAAGACACCTGCCGGCGCTTCATCCGATTGTGTTGTCAGCCAGATAACAAAACCCTCTGGACGTGCCGCGAGCCCGCCCGTTACCTCTGTGAAGATATTTGTCGCCGCCGGCCGTTTGCCGAAAAGCCAAAGTTCTTCAACAAGGATCCCGACGCCCTTCAACCCGCCAACCGTATCGCTTTCGGCGGCAACGATCTTGAGTGTGGCTCCTGCGTTCCGGTGGGTGATCTGCCGGTA